GTATCATCTATAACAAATGAAGAGAAAGACGAGGAGGAGGTGCGTTTAGAAGAGGAGGAGGTGGGTTTAGAAGAGGAGGAGGTGGGTTTAGAAGAGGAAGATGATGTTCGTTTGGAAGAGGAAGATGAGGATGGTTTGTTTTCTTCGCTACTCGAACTCGAACTCGAACTCGAACTCGAACTCGAACTCGAACTCGAACTCGAAGTATCATTTTTCTTTTTCTTTTTTTTAAAACGAAAGTACACAACTAGTATTATTATTACAATAACAATTCCCGTAATAATTCCACCAATAACTTTAGGATTTTTATAAAATGGAACGGAAGCAGTTCTTGCTGGCATAAAAGGATAACGTATCATTATACTATATGCAGATTTTTGTAGAGACCTTGTCTCCTGATACTAAACTACCTACTAAAAATAATATAGGATTTGATTTGTATGCATATGACGACATTGTTATTTTACCGGGGCAGCGAGCAGTCGTGGGGACAGGTCTCAAGATAACAAGCTTGCCTTCTGGTACGTACTGTAAACTTTATTCGGTTACTGGTATATCTATCAAACACGGTATAGAAGTTGGAGCTGGTATAATCGAACCAAGCTACAAGGACGAGATCAAGGTTGTGCTGTACAATCATGACTCTAAAAAAGCATTTGCGCTCAAACAAGGGTACAAGGTTGCATATTTAGTATTACACAAGTACCATGACTGTGAACTTAACACAGTTATAGATTTAACTCTGAGTGATAAATAATATAAATGAGTACTATCAAAGTTGTACACCTTATAAAGATCAGGGATGCTCATCAGTACATGATTGCCAAAACAGGTGACAGTAAGTCAAGGTTCCTCGCTTTCAAGGATTTCCCTACGGCTCTTACGTGCAAGAGTTACATGGTCAAATACAAAATGAAGTACGGTAACTGGCCTGATTTCAATCTGACCAGAAAAACCGAAGAGTTTGTCAAGTACAATACCGAGTACAATCATATGAATCATATCGACATTGAACGATCAATCGAACTGTACACGGTGAAACATGAAGAGTCGGAAGCGATGATGCTTCTGTCGCTTATTGGGATGCTGTACTGCCTCAAGTTTGAAGTTATTGAAGGTACCAATAGACATAATTTGGCCATATCAGCCGAAGAAACCGATGCTACACTTGATCACAATGATATCATGCGAAACTTTAACGCTTGTTTCAAATCACCTGAATTTTAGGAGTGACGATTTTCACTAAACGTTTACGTAAATTACTTATATCTTGGACGTGCTTGTCTTCTAGACCGGTACAATTGTGTCGTTCCAGTAGAATGCATTTGGTACAAAACTCACCGGTACAATATTTACAGTGCAGTTTCAGTAACCCTTTGCATTTACACTGATTACACATAATGTATCAAACAAACGGTATATTTTTTTAATTACTATATTGTATAAGAATGAAGGAGAACCATCTCCTTTTTTTGGTGACATTAATTCTGCTGGTGTACTTGTACATCAGTATATCAGGTGGTGAAAGGTACGAAGAAAAACCCAAGTACCTCTTGATAAAGGGATGGTGTGGATTTGCTGATCGATTACAGTGTATGAGCGCAGCTCTCGTCTACGCCAAGAAACATAAACGGATTGTATGTGTTGATTGGACCGACGTGATTTGGAAAGGTGAAACACCCAATATGAACTTTGATACATTTTTTGACTTTACGTGTGAAGGTATATCTACGATACCACTTGATGAACTCCTGGCAAAACAAAACGAATTGAGTATATATCCGCCTCCTTGGAAAGGTCAACTCGAGAAAAAACCCGATTTGTACATGTACGAAAAACCGTATCAGATTGATCTGGATGCTGACCCTAAGCACGATGAAGACATACTAGTGTACACGTGTACCGAGTTGCGCACCTATAACAGGGAAAATATATGCGACTGTTTACGGATCAAAGAACCATTTCGTTCCGTCATCATAGAAAAGCTCAAACACTACCAAAAGTACAAAACGGTCGTACACTTGCGAGGATCTGATCGGGTCAAACCGGAACAGTACGAAGAGTACCTCAAAAAAAACTTTGAATCTAAAATGAAAGATAAAACGAATGAGACTGTGCTTATTGTGAGCGATACAGAATCGCTTTTCAAGTACTTTCAAGAAAAGTACCCCAACTCAATCGTACGTACACCAAACACTTCATACACCAGTTCGTCTGATCCTATAAAGACGTTACACCATGATGGGTCGATTGATAAGTACGACTTCAATACCCAAACGCTGATCGATTTCTTCATCATCATGTACGCGAACGAGTGCATTCATGATGAGAACAGTTTGTTCTCAAACGTTCCGAGATTTATACGCTCAAATGACGATAAATACAAACAAATACTTAATTACTGAAAGCCAGACCGGATAGACCGCTACTAATTCGTAAAATGTTGAAATTCACAGCGTACAAATTGAATGCCGCGGCTGTGGTAACTCCGGTGATGGTAGGAAGATCTAAAATGGCACTGTCTAACCGACTGAAATTACAGGAGCCGGTAGGTTGGTGCTTGCTTGGTTTCAAAGCAAAAGAGTACATCTTGGCACAAAATCCACTTACATCGCTGCCCTTTCCTTTCATAAGTTCAGATCCGAACTCAGATCCGTAATAACTCTGAACGTGACTAAAGTACCTGTCGGGCATCCTTGTCTCGAACACTTCAGTCCCGTTAAGGTACAATTGGACGTTTTCAGTTTTAAGCGTGTCCGATGTGACATCGGTCCATATCAGACATTTTACCGGGTGGTTCAATAGGTGAAGCTCAAACTTGGCCACGGAAGTTGAACCGGTAAAAGGCAGCTTTTGAACCTGTTCGATAAGAATTTCCATAGGTTTATCCACAATAATCTTACGTTCGGTCGTGTCGAGTAAAATATAATGAGCCCAGAACGTGACATCAGTAGGAGGAGCACTCAAAGAAGAAAAAGTCACTTTGACCTCGACTTCGTGGTACTGCAAAGCCACGAGGGGCAAGTTACAGCTGCCGTTACAGAAGAAAAACTGGAGAGGAATAAACTGAGCCGATCCGAAATTGGTCTTGGCTCCTACTGAATAATCTACATCACCGCTCTGAAAAGCAAACGGTTTGGCACTCGAGTCGGAAAGGAACTTGTGCCATAAGTGAACAACAAAAGTAGCGTCTTGTCTATCAATAAGTTGACCACCGATGTAGAGTTCGAAAATAGCCGGACTAGCCGAATCGGCTTCAATACCACTAGCATGGACAGTCCCATTGACTCCGAGGTCGATCCACATGTGACTTAAGAGATCACCTTTGCTTGGGATCTTAAGGCTGATCGTCGAACCGGTCTGTATAGATCCTATGGGGTTAAGACGAACGGGTTTTGAGGCGAAATTGGTGTGACGTTTATACGTCTGTCGAAAAAAAGAAACTTCCGGGTTTCCGGTAATGTATGCATCCTGTACTCCGGTTGATACGAGTTCGATAAGTGCACCAGACATTGTATAGTATTATTTAGTAATAAGATTATATTTAAAAATTTTAAACTCTTTTAGACCAAGATAGATGGTCCAGTTCCAAGCTTTATCATGGGAGTCGCGAGACTCTGAAGATGAGACTGAACACCTTATCAGTATTTTCGGTAGGACTGAACAAGGTGTATCGGTCTGTGTCACATCGGCTTTCAAGCCTTACTTTTTTGTCAAAGTTCCTGAGCGGGTCCAAGCAGGTAATATGTTCCAAGATATCAAAAAACTCGTATTCGGTAACATCGAGAGTTACGAAGTCGTACAGTCCAAGGACTTGTGGGGGTTCCAGAACAGCAAGAAGAGCCTCTTTGTGAAACTGACGTTCAAGACCCTGAAACACCTGCGAATGTGTGACAGTAAACTCAAGTACGCTGAAGAAAAGTACCGAGTGTATGAGTCCAGTATAGAACCTATTCTGAGGTTTATGCACCGAACGGGTATCCAGTCCACTGGGTGGCTTGACACGGGTGAGAACTGTGTGCGTAGTCATCTGGCTAGAACGACACTCGACCTGTTCTGTAACGACTGGACCAAACTCAAAGCTGTCCAAAAAGATGAGAACGCTCCGTTCATATTAGCATCGTTCGATATCGAGTGTCACAGCTCTACTGGGAAGTTTCCCAGTGCGGATGTGGCGGACGACGTATGCTTCCAAATCGCTTTTTCTTTGAAGAGACTTGGGTCCAGTGACATCTACGATAAAACGTGTTTAGTGTACAAAAACACGAACAAGGACTTACCTGGTAATACGATCATCGAGTTTGACACTGAGCATGATTTACTGGTAGGGTTTCGAGATTACCTGATAGAAAAGGACATCGATATATTGACCGGATGGAACATCTGGGGGTTCGATTTAGAGTACATTTTTAAGAGAGCGGTTCATTGCGGCTGCCCTGAGGAATTTTACGATATGGGTAAACTGAAAGGGACCGATTGTAAAATAGTCTATAAGAAGCTGTCTTCAAGTGCTCTAGGCGACAACGAGCTTAAGATGCTGCCGATGAACGGTCGGTTCACGTTCGATCTGTTCCAGGAAGTGAAGCGCGAACAGAAACTCGACTCGTACAGCTTGAATGCCGTATCCGAACATTTTCTGGGAGACCAGAAGATCGATATGCCGCCCAAAGAGATATTTGCACGCTACCGCGAAGGCGATCCGGAGAAACTCAAGGAGGTGGCCGAGTACTGTATCAAGGATACCTTGTTACCACACGCGCTCATGGATCATCTGTGCACGATGATGAACCTCTTGGAGATGGCCAAAGCCACCTGGGTCCCGATCAATTACTTGTGTGAACGAGGCCAGCAGATCAAGGTCTACAGCCAAATGACTAGGAAAGCGAGAGAGCTTGGGTTCATGGTGCCTACTATACGGTACGGCGAAGTGCATTCCGAAGGGTACGAGGGAGCTACGGTCCTCGAAGCACACGTGGGAGCGTACTACACACCCATCACCGCCCTCGATTTCGAAGGGCTGTACCCCTCGATCATGATGGCCCATAACTTGTGCTACTCCAGCCTGGTCCTTGATTATGCCTATGCCAATATCCCAGGTGTTGAGTATGAGACGTTCCGGATCGGCGATCAGACGTACAAGTTTGCTCAGAACGTTCCCAGTTTATTACCGGAAGTCCTGGCCGAGCTCAAAGCGTTCCGCAAAGCCGCCAAGAAGGATATGGCTCAGGCCACCTCGCCACTTATGAAACAGGTGTACAACGGCAAACAGCTGGCCTACAAGATATCCATGAACTCAGTGTACGGGTTCACCGGGGCAGCAAAGGGAATGCTGCCCTGTGTGGCGATAGCCGCCGCCGTCACTTCAGAAGGAAGGCATATGATCGAACAGACCAGGGATCACGTCCATGCCAACTTCCCAGGGTCGATTGTCCGGTACGGAGATACTGATTCAGTTATGGTCCAGTTCGATGTCGGGGATCGCACAGGTCCAGAAGCTATCAAGTACAGCTGGGAACTGGGCGAACAGGCGGCCCAGATGTGCAATGCCCTGTTCAAGAAACCCAAGAACCTCGAACTGGAAAAGGTGTACTGTCCCTACTTTCTGTACTCGAAGAAACGATACGCCGCCAAGTTATGGACTAAGAACAAACAAGGCGAGATGCACATGGACTATATCGACGTCAAAGGTCTCCAGCTGGTCCGCCGGGATAATACGCCCTATGTCCGTGAAGTGTGCCGCGAGATCCTTGATGTGATACTGGAAAGTAAGAACCCCGAGGGGGCTCGGGAACTCGCTCGGACCCGAGCCGTCGAACTTCTTAGTGGTCAAGTGCCACTCGAGAAACTGATACTGTCACAGAAACTGGCTGATAGTTACAAGTCAGACAACTTGCCGCATATTATGGTCCGCAACAAGAAACGCGAACGCGAGCCCGGCTCGGAGCCCCAGTCGGGTGATCGTGTACAGTTTGTTCTGGTGAAGAACGAGAGTACCAAACAGTTCGAGAAGGCCGAGGATCCCTTGTGGGTCAAAACACATAATATCCCTTTGGACTACATGTACTATTTTACCAACAAGTTCATGAACCCCGTATGTGACTTGATGGAACCACTTGTAGAAAAAGATACGATATTCACCGATTTGCTAGCACCTAAAAAGAAAAAGAAGGAGGTCGTGGAAATCAAAATGAAATCGATCACTGAGCTATTTAAAAATTTCAAGGGCTAAACAGATAACTAATATGGGTACGTTATCAGTTGCTCAGAAGATCGAGGCACTTATCAACGACGAGGTGGCTCGTAAACTGGCTGGGTACTTGACGCATATATCGCGAACGTATGATATATCTCTCAACGTACTTGTACAAGACCTCGAACGGTCGACCGCAGAGACATCGACGACCAACAAGTGTCTGGGTAAGACGGCCAAAGGTACACAGTGCACTAAACCGGGTAAGTATAATGGGTACTGCAAGCTTCACCAAGTGACCCCAACAGTTTCTAGACCGGTAATTTCGACGGTGGGGCACAATCACGGTATACCACCTTTGTACCGCGCCGATTGTCCGGCGTGCAATTCAAACAAAGTCACTGAGAAATTACTTATAGATTTCTGAACATACACAAGTAATGCAAAAGTCCGAAACGTTACTCAGTTCCATTGAGAAATTCTATTCAGCTGATCCGAAAAACGCTCAAGTGCTCTTGGACATCTTGAACAAGAAGAAAGGCACTGTATCACTCCGGAACCTCGAATGGTTCATTACCAATTATGCCAAAAAGAACAATTTGCAGTACACGACCAAAGATGGTAAATCGTTCGTCGTGCATTGCAGCTACAAGTCGACCTTGGACGGGTACAGCAAGAAACTGTTTGATCCGTTCTGTCGCTCAGATAAGTTCAATTATGATGTACCCGGTGGGACCTCCCCGGTCCAAACCACCGTCGCCCAACTCAATTTCATACGGTGGTGTATCAAGAACAATATTATTGATTATATCGAGACCAACAAGAATTCACTGTTCACGAATAAGAAGTCACCGTGACAAATCCATCTTTGAAATAGAGGTTTTTAAATCCTATATTGAACACGTTTAGAATATATACGTTGTTTTTTATATCGGAATAATTCAATAAATTTATATTGAGCGTAT